ACGGCGATGACCGTGCTGTCGGACCCGAACCGCGCCGGGTCCACGCCGATTACGATGGGTGCCGACAGGTCCTTGGCCCGCTCGCGCTTCATCGCCTCGTCTACCGTGACCGACCCTATGAACTGGTCGTCCGATGCGTTCGGGAACTGGCCGTACACCTCAACGTGCGCCTGGCTGCTGTCCGCGCCGTACTCGTCGATGATCTGCTGGTAGACCTGCTTGTCAGTCCCCTCGACCGACCGGGCGTCCACGATCTTGTTGCGCCAGAAGTCCCGCTTGGAGTTGAAGCACTCGTAGAAGTACCCGCTGTTGCGGCGCGGGTTGGAGAACGCCAGCCAGAACCGATTGGGCGTGTTCTCCGTGAAGAACCCCGCCGCCACCGACCAGATGGCGTCGTCGATGCCCGACGCCTCGTCGAACACCAGCATGACGCCCGCCATGTTGTGCACGCCCGCGTACGAGTCGGGGTTCTCCGCAGACCACAGCCGCCCTTCAACGCCCCAGTAGCGCGTGCCCATGCGCAGGTCGCGCTCGACCAGCTCGGTCAGCCACTTGGCTGGCATCAGCCGCGTGGCGCTGACCTCGAACCAGTGGCTGTTCAAGGACATGCTGAGCCACTTGGTGATCTCCGCCCATGTGACCGACCGGAGCTGCGCTTCCGAGTTGGCCGACACGATCACGGACCCGCCGATGCGGGTGCTCAGCATCCAGATGACCAGCCAGCTTACCAACGCCGACTTGCCGATACCGCGCCCGGACGAGGTCGCCATGCGGAACGTGTTGAAGTCGATCTTGCCGTCGTTGGCCTTGATCGACTCGCCTAGCTCGCGCAGCACCTCGCGCTGCCATTTGCGCGGGCCGGTGAAGTGCTCAAGCGGCGTCCCCTTCTGCGCCCATGGGAACGAAAACAGGACGAACGCCAGCGGGTCGTCCTTGATCTGTTTGGACCAGAGTTGGCTCATCAAGAGCATCTCTTCGTCCGAGCTGTACTGCGTCGTCTGCATGGTGCGTGTCCTCAATGACGGTGTACAGGCCCTCAAGCACTCGCGTCTGCGCCATCTCAAGCGCGCCCGTGATGCTGATGCGCTGCTCGACATCCACGCTGATCTGTTGCTTTGCGACCCAGCCGTGGACGTGCTTCAGGATCTCCAGCGCCGCTTTGGCGTCTCCGCCACGGGCGGCGTCATGCAGGATGCCCGACAGCTCCATTTCGCCATCCGCGCGCCCCTTGAGTTCGGCTAGCTCCGCGAGCGGGTCGAATTGGCAGAGTTGCCGGTACTCGGACGGGAGCAAGCCAGACGCCAAGGCGAGCGTGTCGCCTTTAAGTCCGCGACGGGCGGCGTCATAGATTGCGTCCAGCCGCGCCTCGGTCGCGGTCAGTTTGCGCGGTTCGTGAGGAATGGAGTGCCAGGTCATCCGTCATTTTTAAATTAAAAAAAAAGTTTGTGCAAACCCTTCGTGACCGGTGACCGGCGCGGCCGGGGCCTCCCCCCCGCCATGCCGCAGTGCAGCATTGTGCAGTGCAGCATTGTGCAGTGCAACAAATGGTTTACATGTGAACAGTTTACATGTAAACTATTGCGTCATGGCATTGGCAATCTTGGCAATCTGTTTTTGCATTGCCAAGATTGCCAATGCGACCATTGGCATTGTTGCCATCGCCAAGCGGGTCGCATCTTGTGCGCGGCGCGGCCTAGCGGCGCAAGCATTGTCATCGGATTGGCTATGGATTGGCAGTCGTAAAATGTGCGCAACGTATTGAAATTAAAGCAATAAAGCCTGTTTTTTGGTCATTGGCAATTGCAACGGGGGGGGGTCGCTACGCCGCGGGGGATTGTGGAGCTACAATCCCAGCATATGGGATTATCCCTATATTATTACTATTTTTTCTCTATCTAACACTCTCATAGCTAATAATACCTAAAACCTCCAACATGGCGAGCGTTTACAAGCACTTAGCGGTTGGGGCGCGCGCCTCGCCACAACGCCAATGCATGACAATGCATGACCAAGACGATTTTTCAGCTATCTTGCAAAACATTGCTTGACAACATGCGCGCGGCGCTTACATTCAGAGCGTAGACAAACGGGAGCACAAGCACATGCGTATCATCTCAGACATTTTCGACGCACTGGCCGCCGCCGCGTTTATCGCTGGCGTGATATGCCTCGCAATCGCGCTCAACCCATAAACGCGCCCTGCGCATTGGATAAAAAGGAAACGCAACATGTCTATCGCACCCTACCATAATGAGCACAACATGTCCGCACCGCGCATTCTTGGCGAGTTTCGCCTTTGCGACGCTTCTGGCGTGTTCGAATATTCGGACCGCCCGGCGGGCGACCGTGGCGGCGTTTGGGCGGAATATCCGCAACGGATCTTCACGGCGGACGGCGACCGCGCGGCGCGCGTGGGCAAGACGGTGGCGTATGTCGTCATTGACGAAGCGGCGGACGGATCGCCGGTCGTCGAAAAGTGGAAGTTGCGCGGCCACCGCGTGTTCGCCACGGCCGCGCAAGCGGCCTAAACAAGACGCAAGTCTATGCCGGCGCAGCCAAGCGCCGGCATATGCGAGCGCCTACGCTCGATAGAGGGAGAACACCAATGCTTAAAGTCACGCTTTCCATCCGCGCCTTGCGCGCCGTCCTAGTCGCCGTCTCGACCGAAGAGACGCGCTACTACCTGAACGGCATTAACCTCGAATTTACACCGGACGGCGTCGTCATGGCAGCCACAGACGGTCACCGCATGATCGTGCTACGCCAGCCGTATGGCGAACATGCCGCGACGGGCGCCCACGCGTCCGTCATCGTGCCACGCGATCTGGTGGCCAAGCTCAAGATCAACCCGCGCATGAAGACGTTGGACACGACCGACCTGACGATCGGCGACGATGGCAAGCTCACGTTCGAACATGCTGGCGAGTCCTACGGCGGGTCACGCGTCGACGGGGCGTTCCCGGACTACCGGCGCGTCGTGCCGCAAGAACTTGACGGCAAGCCTGCGCAGTACAATCCGGCCTATCTGGCTGACTTCGCCAAGGCCAGGCAGGAACTGACCGGCAACAAGCTCGACAAGGATGGCAAGGGCAGCCCGCTCGTGCGCTACAACGGCGAGAACCCGGCGGTGGTGGACTTCGCTTGGGGCACAGACTTCCAAGCGTTCGGTGTCATCATGCCTCTGCGCACGACCGACAAGACGCTGCACTACACGTGGGCGAGCGCACCAGCGGCCGCCTGGCCGGACGCGGCGCCTGTGACCGACGCGGCCGCCGCCTGACGCGGTCACGCAAACGTGATGCAAGCCGGGCAAAAATAAATCGCCCGGCTTGCAATAAAAAGATCGACAGCCTGCAACGCATTGGATAACTTTATGAAACCGGCGCAAGAGCGCCGCAACAACGGGAGCACGATCATGACAAACGAAACCGCCATCAAACTCGCCGCCGAAATCACCGTCGCCACCGTCCAGCACATGGCCGACGAAGCGTCCATGTCGTTCGACGAGACGCTGGCCGCAATCACCGCAGGCGGCAACGCGCGCCTCCGGTTCGACGCTTTCTTGGAGATCGCCGTGTACGAAGCGCACAAAGCACTGGCGGCCGCTTGACGCGCTAAGGCCGCCCCACGGGGCGGCTCATAGCGCGCCAAGGGGCGCGTGATACGGGAGCTACAATTATGACTAGATACATGGGATACGCAAACAGCGCCACATGGCGCGTGAAAACGGACGTGTTTAACGATTTCGACCTCGACGATTGGTGTCTCGACATGCTCGACAGCGTCGAGCTGGCCGGATGGATGCGCGACCACACTCGCGAAATCATCGAAGAAGACGCAGGCGAAGGCACAGCGCGGCTTTACGCGATGCTGTTCCTCGCCGACGTTGACTGGCAAGAGCTGGCGCAGACCGCGCGAGACGAATACGCGGCCAACAATGCGCAAGAGGAACTCGACGTATGATGCACCTCGCCATCGCCGTCATTCTATTCGTGATTATTCCCTTCGCGCTAGTCGGCGCCGCAGCCTTATGGGAGCACCTGACAAATGACTCAGACACCAATCATCGAGATCCGCGCATCTGATGGCAGCCTCGCGGGCCATGTCGCGCGCGTCCGCTACCTGCCCACGCTAGCCCGGCGCTGGCGGGGCGTGACGACCGACGGCCGTATCATCTACGGGCGGACGGTCCAACGCGTCGCGCAGGCTATGCTAGCCGAGCGGCGCGCATGACCGACGCGGATCGCGACTGGTTCGCGCACTACGCGGCCGT